TTCTTTACAAAAAATTGGCTTTAAGCAAGCTTTCGATGTTGACAAAAATCTACTGAAAGATACAATCTGGTTTGAAGAGGAGTTGCTTGGCAATAATGCCACCGACTTCTTTTATTCTCGACCAGTCGAGTATTCAAAAAATTCACAGACGTTCAACGCAGACGACTTGTTCTAAATGACTAATTACTATTGGCTAAATGATGACTCAAGATTATTTCTTGAGAGGGGCTATCTAAAAAAAGGTGAAACTCCAGAGCGGAGAATTCGTGATATTGCAGAGACCGCCGAAGTATATCTAGGTATAGACGGGTTTGCTGATAAGTTTGAGGGTTACATGAAGCAGGGGTTTTACTCCTTAGCTTCTCCTGTTTGGTCTAATTTTGGTCGTGATCGAGGTCTACCCATATCTTGTAATGGAGTTTATGTTCCTGACAAGATGGATGGCATTTTAGCTAAACAGTGTGAGGTGGGTATGCAAACTAAGCATGGGTCGGGAACTTCCGCTTACTTTGGCGATCTTCGCGAACGTGGAGCATCAATTAATTCTGGTGGTGAGTCTTCTGGGGCAGTCCATTTTATGGAGCTATTTGATAAGGTTGCTTCTGTTGTTTCTCAAGGTAATGTTCGTCGCGGCTCTTTCGCGGCTTACCTACCTATCGAACATCCTGACGTAAAAGAGTTTCTTCGTATCAAGAGTGAGGGCAATGCAATCCAAGATATGTCTTTTGGTGTCACCATTACAGACGAATGGATGAAATCAATGATTGGGGGTGACTCTGAGAAGCGTCAGATTTGGGCTTTAGTTATCAAGAAGAAGTTTGAAACTGGTTATCCATACTTATTCTTCCAAGATACCGCTAACAATAACGCGCCAGAATGTTATCGAGATAAAGACATGAAGATATATGCTTCTAATCTTTGTAATGAGATCAGCTTGCCATCCAAAGAAGATGAATCTTTTGTTTGTTGTTTATCCTCTCTGAATCTAGTTAGATGGGATGATATTGTAAAGACTGATGCTGTTGAGACATTAGTAGCGTTTCTTGATGCAGTAATGGAAGAGTATATTCTAAAAACAAAGCGCATTCCCTTCATGGAATCTTCTCATAACTTTGCGAAGCGTCACAGAGCTTTGGGAATGGGGGTTCTTGGTTGGCACTCTTATCTACAAAGCAAGATGATTAGCTTCGAAAGTATGGAGGCTAAAATGCAAAATAGTTCTATTTGGAAGACTATTCGTAATCGTGCGGATGAAGCGACAGCAGAATTGTCGCGAGGTTTAGGGGAGCCTATGTATTGTGAAGGGTATGGCCGTCGAAATACGACTACCCTAGCTATTGCTCCAACCACAAGTAGCTCGTTTATCTTGGGTCAGGTTTCTCCATCTATCGAACCTCTCAATGGTAATTATTTCACCAAAAATCTAGCTAAAGGAAAATTCACCTTTAAAAACCCTTACCTCAAAAAACTCCTATCTGAAAAGGGTCAGGATAATCAAGACACTTGGATGAGCATCCTTGAAACTGGCGGCTCCGTCCAACATTTACTCTTCCTTTCGGACGAAGAAAAAGACATCTTCAAGACTTTTGGAGAAATAAGCCAAAAAGAAATTGTTATTCAAGCATCCCAAAGACAAAAGTATATTGACCAAGGGCAATCTCTGAATATCATGGTGTCTCCGAAAATTCCCGCAAAAGAAGTTAGTGAGTTAATGATTTATGGCTGGGAGAATGGGTTAAAGGGTTTCTACTACCAAAGAAGTGCTAATCCAAGTCAAGAATTAGCAAGATCTATGATGGAATGTAAATCTTGTGAAGGATAATTTCATTTTTTTCAATAAAATGTGTAAAGGCTAATAGGATGGAATTAGATTTTTCAAGAAAAATTCAGGAAATGGAAGCCGCAAAAAGAAGCGGTCCTAAGAGTTCTGCTCAAACTCCAGCTAAACCTTCTGAAAAGAAGTCTGGATCTAGCAAGAATAAATCAGGTTCCGCTGGTAAAAAAGGTGGATCTATTACCTTTTCTGACAAAATCATCACTTCTCTCAAGAATAAAGTAAAAGAGCATAACGAAAAAAATTCCAAAAAAGTCACACTAGGCCAGCTTAAGAAAATTTATCGTCGTGGTGCTGGAGCTTTCTCTTCTAGCCACAGACCCGGGAAAACCCGTGGTCAGTGGGCTATGGCTCGCGTTAACATGTTTCTTAAAATGGTTAGGGGTGGCAAAGTTAAAAAATCTTACCGTGCTGCTGATCAGGATGTGGCAAAAGGTTCTGAAGAATATTACCTTGAGAATGAGGGAGAAGCTTTTGTTGACTTTCAAGATATTGAGTTCGATATTGCTCATCTTGATTTAGTTATGGCTGGAGCTAATGAGTGGGAGCAAGACGTAGAAGCGGAAGATCTTGAGTTCTCAGACGCTGAAAAAAAGACTTTAAATAAACCATTTAGATTAAAAGATGGGAAAAAGAAGTTTGGTGTTTATGTTAAAAGCCCCAAAACTGGAAATACAATCATGGTAAAGTTTGGCGACCCCAACATGGAAATCAAAAGAGACGATCCAGATCGTCGTCGGAGTTTCAGAGCTAGACATAAGTGTGATTCAGCTAAAGACAAGACCACCCCTAGATATTGGAGTTGTAAGTTCTGGAGTAAGAAGCCTGTTAGTTCGATGGCTTCAGAAGAGGCTATTGCTTGGGATGACGAAGAGTTATTGAGTGAGTGGGGTTGGGATGACGAAAATTTTGCAGAGCAACAAGATTTACTCAATGCCTATCCTTTCTTGAATGAAATTAAATTAGTTGTTGAAGAAGAGGAGCTTTAGGATATAATCATGCATGTCTAGCGTGATTCTAACTTCTTACTTTTCAAAAAAGACACACCCTAATCACCCGAACGATAATCACGTTGTTGGCCGTGAGAAAGACGGGAGGGTTATGCAAAACAATATTAAGTATATTGAGCCTTGGTATAACTCTATCCGTGATCTAAATATAGAGGGTAGAGTCTTCCATGATAATTTATCTGACGAATTCATCGAAGAATATGAGACAGATAAGATTAAATTCATAAAAGTTGAGACATCAGACTACTCCAATAATGATTGGAGATTTTTCTGTTATAGGAACTTCTTAGAAGAAAATAAATTCGATTCTGTATTCTTATCAGATGGCTCTGACGTTAAAGTCGTTAAAGACCCAAGTGAAATTGTCAATTCTACAGTTCATGATTTATACGTTTGCAAAGATTCCATAAAACTAGAAGAGTTTCCATACTTGGAAATTCACAAAAAAGCTGGTTGGGATGACTTTTTCTCAATGGCAATCCAAAAAAATAAATTGGATTTAATTAATATGGGTGTTATAGGAGGTTCTTACGACAACATAATTAAATTTCTGAACGCTTTTTGCCAGACAAGAATTACATTAGGCGATCCAAGCTTTAATTCTGATATGTGGGTCGGGCAATATGTATTCCGCTGCCTATTAAAACAAACGAACACACTAGTTGGATATCCATTTACAAGTGAATTTAAAAAATATGAAAACGACAGGAAAGATGTATATTTCATACATAAATAAATATTATTTTTCTTTTGGTTTCCATGACAAACATAACTTAGAGGGGGTTAGCTAATTTATGATTTCACAAGAAGATAGAATAAATTTCTATATTGGAGATTGTGATTATGATGTTTCGGTTGAGCCTTTTGACAGAAGCAACATCGAATCTCACCCTTTTGATTATCCATTCAAAGTTGAGTCTGGAAAATCTTGTAGGTCAAGGTTATCTTACGATGTAGATATAGCTAGATATTGTTCATATATGACCCTAAATGAACTTTGGTTTAATTGTGGGGATATCCCATCAGAAAATACATATCCGACATTAATCAAAATAAGAGATTCATTTAATGTTAAATCTGTAGGTATTTTAGCTAATTTGAATTCCAATCGTCATTGGTCTCTTGTTGGTCCAGTGATAAAAAATGATGCGCCTTGGGATTATAAAAAAAATGATTGGATGTGGAGAGGTGCAGATACGGGGAAAAATATGGATGATAACCCCAGATTTAATTTTGTTAAAAAATTTTACCATACTCATGATGTAGCTTTTTCTGGCAAGCTTCAAAATAAATCTATATACCCAAACTTATATACAGATGATTTATATGAATCCCCTAGATCTTTAGAACATATTATAAATTATAAATACCAACCAGTTTTAGAAGGTAATGATAAATCTTCAGCTTTAAATTGGATTCTGGCTTCTAACTGCGTACCAATAATGTCAAAGCCTAGATTTCATTCTTGGCTTTGTGAGGAATATTTAGTTCCCGGTGTCCATTATGTAGAATGTAAAAGGGATTTTTCCAATTTCCTTGACAAAATTCAGTGGTGTAAAGATAATGATAAAAAAGCCAAAGAAATAGCTTTAAACGGTAGAAGATTTATATCTGATAATTTCGGAGATCCCAAGAGGGAATATTCCATAGAAAAATCTCTTATTGAATTTGTAGAAAATAAAAAATGAAGAAAGTAATTATCACAGGAGTCACAGGTCAAGATGGCAGCTTTATGGCTGATTACCTCTTGAAGAATACCGAGCATACAATTATTGCTGGTGTCCGTAGATTGAGCGTCAAAAACCATAAGAATATTGAACATTTAGTAGATAATCCGCGCTTCAAGCTTATTGATCTTGACGTTGCAGATCAGGCTAATACAGACATAGTAATAGCAGAGGAGAAACCAGATTACTTTATTAATTTTGCAGCGAATTCTTTTGTGGGCGTAAGCTGGAAAATGCCAGTGAATCACATGGAGACTAACGCTATGGCGGTTTTGTATCAACTTGAGGCGATACGCAAACACTGCCCTGAATGCCGATACTATAACGCTGGCTCCTCAGAGGAGTTTGGAGACGTTTTGCATTCTCCTCAATCAGAGTCTCACCCTTTGCGCCCAAGAAGCCCTTATGGTGTTTCTAAGGCTAGTGCGAGACATATGGTAAAAGTATGGAGAGATTCTTATCGTTTATTTGCTATCCAAGGATGGTTATTCAACCATGAAGGAATTCGTCGTGGAGAAGAGTTTGTCACTCGTAAAATCACAAAGAACGTAGCTCGTATTCAAAAAGAATATGCTAGCGGAGAGTTTAAACCTCTAGAATTGGGCAACATAGATGCCATGCGAGACTGGAGTGATGCTGAAGATTTCGTCGAAGGTATTTGGTTGATGCTTAATCAAGAAGAACCTAAAGAATACGTCCTTTCTTCAAATGAGACTCACACTATTCGTGAATTTGTCGAGGAAGCTTTTAATTTTGTTGGCTTTGGTTCTGAGAAGTGCCGTTGGGATGGTCATGGAGTTAATGAAAAATACATGCATGAAGATAAGATTTTAATGCAGATCAATCCTGAATTCTATCGTCCTGCTGAAGTACACTTGCTGTTAGGGGATTCTTCGTTGGCAAGAAGGGAGCTTGGTTGGGAACCTAAAATTGATTTCCTTGAATTAGTCAGGAAAATGGTTGCAAACGACATTGATGCATATTAGTATACCTCTATGCCAAGAGGTAAAAAGCAATGCCCTAGCTGCGAAGCTTTATTAGGAGTAAGGACTTCTACGTGTGATTGTGGTTACGTCTTCCCCGAGAAGAAGAAAGACGATGAACCAAAAATCAACAAGAAAGAAATATTAAAGAGGCTTGTTTCCGAGCCTTCTAGTAATAAGCGTATGTTCTACATGCGCGAAATGAAGATGTTGAATGATCTTTGCGGGAGGTACTCTCTTGAGTTCATGAATGTTATGACTTTCTTCAAGAAGCTTGATTCTCTGTCTTATTTGGTTAGCCCCAAGCTTAAAGATACTTTGGATAAAAAATTTAGAGCCTTCAATTATAGTCTTGACAAAAACAAGTATCCTGAGTATTCTCTGGGCGAGAAGATTGGGGATGACAAGCCAATCGAAGTCAAAAATAAAACAATTAAGGATTTTTTAAATGAGTAAAGCCACCAAAGAAACGCAAGATGATCAAAAGTTAATGGGTAGTTTTTTAAAAGCCAATAAAGAAGACCATTACAATTTTGAAGATGAGATTAATTATAAAGTGTCAAGCGGATCGCTTCAGTTTGACCTACAGTTAGGAGGAGGCTTCGGCCCCGGACTCCATAGATTCGTAGGTATGAATGAAGGAGGTAAGACTTCAGAATCTCTTGAGGTTATGAAAAATTTCTTGAAACAAATCCCAAATTCTAAAGGTGTTTTTGTAAAAGCTGAAGGAAGACTTTCTCCAGAAATGAGGGAAAGGAGCGGTGTGAAGTTTGTGTATACCGCTGAAGAATGGGTTGATGGCACTTGTTTTGTTTTTGAATCTAATATTTACGAGACTGTTGTAGAGCTTTTCCGAGAGCTTGTTTCTAAGAACGATAGTAATAAGAAATACTGTTTCTTGTTGGATTCTGTCGATGGCTTAATCACTAAAAACGATATCAATAAGAGCTTCGAAGACTCGGCTAAAGTTGCTGGGGGTGCAGTTATTGCTGGCACATTTATGAAGAAGATGTCAATTGCTCTCGCAAAAAGAGGTCATATGGCAATCTTTATTTCCCAAGTTAGAGCTGATATTAAGCTTGACCCATATTCCAAAGCTCCAGTCAGACAGACTACAGCTACTGGAGGAAATGCTTTGCTGCACTTTGCTAATTGGATTATTCAATTCGAAGCTAGATATGCTGGAGATAACATTCTAAAGAATGCGTCGATTAAGAAAATGGATTCAAAGAATCCTGCTATTGGTCATGTCGCTAAAGTGGTAGTTAAAAAATCCCCCAACGAGAAAACCAATATGGTGGTGAGCTATCCAATTAGGTATGGCCGTAAAAATGGCACATCGATCTGGGTAGAAAAAGAGATAGTTGATCTACTATACGCTTGGGAGTTTGTTAAAAAAGCTGGCCCTTGGATTTCCTTTACAGAAGACTTTAAAGAATTGATTGAAGATACTGAATTCGAAATCCCAGATAAAGTTCAAGGAGATAATAAGCTTTTTAGCTTTATTGAAGAGAATCAAGATCTGTGTGATTTTTTGGTTACTTATTTTAAGAATGCTATTGGTGAGGTTTCATGAAGTTCTATGATTTGTACAACAAACAAAGGAACTTAAAAAACCCCAAAAAGTATTTAATAGATTGGACTGCTGGAAGCAGGAGTAAATTTCAAAAAGGTGTAAAAGATTTCTTAATGCCTTATTGGGAACACGATATTGTTTTCGAGGAGTTCCGAATAGTAGGTACAAGATTATCCCTTGACTTTTATAATGCTAATAAAAAAATAGCTATTGAAGTGCAAGGTGGTCAGCACATTAAATATGTAAAGCATTTTCATGGTAACAGGCTAAAGTATGTTGATCAATTAAAAAGGGACAAAAAAAAGCTAGACTTCTGCGAAATCAATAATATAAACCTCGTAGAGATTTACCCACAAGATGTTGTCAATGCATCTTTTTTCGAAGACCAAGAAATTTATTTATGAACCAAGACGAAGACGCTCCAGAATTTGAATTGCCAGAAAATTTGCTAGAAAAACTTTATGAACTCTCAGGAGGGTCAGATAAATACAAAGGTTTTATTTTATGTAACTGTAGCGAGAATGGCTCTCCCACTATTTTTTCAAAGTTTGATTCCACCGTTGTAGAACTGGGATTAAGAAAAACTCTTGAGCAGTGGCTACTTAGCAACGAAAGCGATAAAGAAGATTACAATGATCTATAATTACGAACTCGAAAAACAATTGCTCGCAGGTCTTTTGAAAGACCCCAGCATGCTGGTTGAGATTAATAATTTTGTTAGCCCTAAAGATTTTTACTCAGAGAATACAGCTCTTCATGGGACTATCTTCAGGGTAATTCAGCAAGCTATTAATGCTGGGGATGAAGTAGATGAGGTCATTATTGCTCAAAGAGTTAATGACGTTGGATTGAATTTTGAAGGCATCACACCAGCGGAGTATATCAAGTCTCTTGGTATGCGTAAAGTACCTGCTGGTAATGTAATTAAAACAGCTAGGGAATTAAAGAAATATACAATTCGTCGTGAGATCATGGACTCCTCTCAGGAGATATCCAAAAAGATGAAGGCTATGCCTCCAGAATCTTCTTATCGCGAGATTGTAGAGATTGCTGATAACGTTTACAACTCTAGAATTAATCTGTATGAGATTGGAAATGATGTTCCGACAAACATTTATGATGAGATGGAGGATGTCATTGAGGAGCTTGGCAACAATCCTGTTACTGAGTTTGGAATGATGGGGCCACACAAAAAGATAAATGATATTTATGGATCACTTTTAAGGCCCGGTAATATTACAGTTGTTGTCGCTCGTTCAGGAGTTGGTAAAACCCAGTTCTGTATGGATTACGCTAGCAAAGTTGGAGATGAATATGGTGTGCCAATTCTCCATTTTGATAATGGCGAGATGAGTAAACAAGAACTGATGATGCGTCAATGCGCGGCTTTATCTGGAGTTCCCATGCATTTACTTGAGAGTGGTAAATGGAGACAAGCTGGACAGGATGTAGTCCAGAAAGTTCAGTCTGTCTGGCCCAGAGTAAAAAAGCTAAAGTTCTATTACTATAATGTCGGCGGCATGGATGTGGATGCTATGATTAATTCACTTAAAAGATTTTACTTTTCTCAGGTGGGCCGAGGGAACCCAATGGTTTTCTCTTTTGATTATATTAAGACAACAAGCGAAGCTAGCAACAAAAACGAATGGCAGGTTGTTGGGGAGATGGTAGACAAGTTTAAGAAGTGTATCCAAAAAGAGATTCTGGTGGACGGCCTACCAATTATACCGATGATTACTTCTGTTCAGTCTAATAGGAGCGGTATTACAAACAACAGAAATTCTCAAAACATCATTGATGATGAAAGCGTTGTTAGTTTATCAGATCGAATTACTCAGTTCTGTTCCCACATGTTTATTCTTCGCAAGAAGACAGAAGATGAAATTGAATTAGAAGGTCAAAGATTTGGTACACATAAATTGATCAATGTAAAATCTCGACACTTAGGTCAAGATATTGCTGGTGCAATTGAACCTATTCAAGTTGATGACTCATTACGTAGAAACTTTATTAACTTAAGCTTTCATAATTTCAATATTACTGAATGCGGAGACTTGAGGGATATTGTAAGAGTGAGAAATGGAGATGAAGATTTAGCACAAGATGGACACGAAACAGCCCCAGACTTCAGTTAGCGTAGAAGACTATCAATTGATACTTGAGTCTTTAGGTTATAACCTTATTGATTCTGGAGATCATTGGAGAACCAAAGCTTTGTATAGAGAGGGCGATAATACTACAGCAGTAAAGATTTATAAAAACACTGGGGTCTGGATGGATTTTGTAGATAACAAAGGGTGCAAACCTTTTGAGGCTTTAGTAAAACTAACTACAAATGATCAAAGCATGTTCTCAGACGTTCTTGAAAGGATCAAAAAAGAAGGCCCACTCAACCACGTAAAAGTAGATAAAATTCAAATGGAAAAAACTTACTCGGAAGACGTTTTGTCTAAACTATTCCCTAATTATAAATTTTACTCAGATAAAGGAATCTCAGAAGCGACACAAAAGTGCTTCAAGGTGGGGTTAGCTGGTGTTGGTAAAATGTACAGGCGAATGGTCTTCCCTATTTATAACGAGCATAAACAGATCATTGGTTTCTCTGGTCGCAAGATTGACGATAATAACGATTACCCTAAATGGAAACACATAGGCAAAAAGACTACTTGGGCTTATCCTGCTCATGTTGAAGGCAATGAGTGTGATTCTGAGATTGAAAGAACCTCTCAGGTCATTCTCGTAGAGAGTATTGGTGATGCTATGGCTCTATATGATCAAGGTGTTAAAAATGTTTTAGTTCTATTTGGTTTATCAGCTAGCCCCAGCATTATTAACTACCTTTCCAGTAAAGTTCTCGATGATATCTTTATCTCTACCAATAACGATTCTAATTCTAAAGAAAACAGGGGTTTAATCGCAGCAATAAAAAATTATTTAAAATTATCCCTACACTTTGATCTGGATGTTTTGACAATCAAACTTCCAGAAAAAGGAAATGATTTTGGAGAATGCCACCAAAATGGTTATAATATCAATAAGTGGTTGGATAAGGAACTCAATCAAGAAGATCAACGTAAATTTATAGCCGACTTTGTATCTAAGAATAAATATTCTTTTACTAAAACGGAAATAAAAACAGCAAGTAAGATAGATGGATAATCCTAAAACAGCTCTCTCGGCAAGTAGAATTAAAACCGTAGAGGGTTGTTCTTGGCTATACTGGTGCAAATATAAATTAAAACTTCCAGACGCTAGTAATGATGGAGCTAAAAGAGGTTCTATTTGCCACTTAATTTTCGAACTCTTAGGGGAAAAGAAAAGAAAAAAATATTTCAACAAGATTATTAAATCTCAAGATGTTTTCGCCGTCCCTTCTATTAAGCGGCTCATTATGAAACACGCTATTCGTGAAGGTGTAGATGATGATGAAAATATTGAATTAATCAAAGAAATGACGTATAATG